ACCGGGATCCTACTTTGAAACATCATGCTGGCAAGAACACCAACCCACCCACCGTGAATGTCTATAGAAAAAGGCTTAGGCAATGTACAATCAACTTGAGGATGAACAACTAACTCTAACGAATTAATTAGCCACTCTTTACTTTTAAGTTGTCCTGACCAAAAGGCATCCATGGTCCGAATAGGATCTGGACTTTGTCGAATAGCTTGCATCCAATAGTGTAAGTGTTCTGTATCAATTTTCATAAGTCAATTGCTCTTGTTTTTTTGCCCATTGCATTTCGTGGAACAGCATCTATGTATGTAAATTTTCTAGGAACACTGAAGTCTGGTAACTTTTTAAGAAATATTTCATTCATGGCAGTTTTATTAGTAACAGCGTTCTTATTAGTAAAAAATAATTCTATCCAATCTGTGCCTAAACTGTTTCTGACAACTGCAACGGCCTCTCCCAACTCCGCATCGTCTTCGGCAATTGTTTCAATGGCTAATAAACTAGCTTTAAATCCATTTAATTTAACAATGTCATTTGACCTGCCTATAAATTTAATCATGTTATCTTGTTGATCCCACAAATCGTGAGTATTAAACCAACCATCAGTTAGTCCAAAGTCTTGTATATTAGCACACAGAGTTGGCCCTTTGATCCATAACTCTTTATTCATTATTTTAAACTCAGCAGACTGAGTTGAAGTTAAATTTAAGTATCTTGCAAAATCGTCAGAGTTTGTTGATAATCGATGTAATATAGGAGTACCTACTTCCGTAGTTCCATACATGTGATTTAGAGCTTTTCCTTTATTTTTAAAAAAGAATTCTACATGGCGATCAAGTACTGCCGAAGAACCTATTCCTACTTTATTATATTTTGAAAAATCAATAGGAACATTTCTCAAGCGTAAGTAGTCCATTAGTGCTGGTACTATAATAGTAACATTAGTATTTTGATTAAGATCATCTAGAATTGTTTCTCTTGATCCTAGCACTATGGAAAAATTGTGTTCTATTAAAGAAGGAATAATCATATTCCAAAACCCAACTGTAAATGCTGGTAACAGATTTAAAAATTTAACATTACTATCCCATCCCATGATAGTAGTAGACGAAATAATTGCGTGTTGTATCTGCTGTTTTTGATGCACAGCAATTTTAGGCAATCCGGTAGTGCCGCTAGTATGAAAAAACAAAGAGTCATTGTATGGTAAAGTTAAAACTTTCTCGTCTAGATACGACGACTCTGTTTTTGAAAGAAATGGTGCTTTAATAAAAATATTGCCGCCTACTGTCATCCAAGCGACATAAGCGGCAATATGCTCAGCGTGATCTATCGAACAGATTGTTACTACCTGTTCCTTTTTTAACTTATCTACATAATCTAAAACTTTATTCGATAGGTTAAGTAAAAGTCCGTTCTGATAAATCTTCAATTTAAAACCTTCGAACTAAAAAAACTCTATATTGATTACTTTCGTAATCTCCGTAAGTTAATGCATACCCTGCCTCAACACTAACGTTTGGAGTAATCTTATAACCTAAACCGACACCATACAGATTTGTCTTCCATAATGACGAAGTATCATAGTTATTACGATATCGATACATGACATCTCCATATATTTTTGATGTAAAATCATATTTTGTTCCGACAGTCAATGCGTAGTAGTTATAATCCGTTGCCGTTGCAGAATTAATATCTCTGCGGCCAACTGCTATCTGAGCATACGGCATGAATTGATCTATCTTTTTGGTATAACCTGTATATGCCTCATATCTTGATTCTGAAGGTATCGTTGTAAGTTCAGGATACCCTTTTTGGATACTTGTTCCTAGATAGACTCCGTTATCATATCTATAAGATACTGCTACTTGATAAAGGTCAACAGTAAATGTTTTAGGGTAAGTGATATTTTCTTGGCCCACGCCTGCCGCAACCACAACAGTACCTGCCTGGGCTGTGGCCATACAGATCATACTTGCTAATATTGTTATTAATTTTTTCATACAGATACCTTTCTCCAAGAAATTAAGTTCCAAGCACGTTCGTGTGCATAATGTACAACAATAAACAAAACATTAGTTACTATGGTCCACTCAATTGCGTCAGAACTTTGTAGACCCATTACCATACCAAACACAAACAAAACAATCAACGACCAAATTCTCCATGTAATCGTTTTGGCAACAGTTCTCTTATGTAACTCATGAATTCCTTCCATTCCCCATTTGACTCTAAGCCATAGTCGTTCTTGTATGTAAAATGTTAGAGATCCTAAAGTGTAAACCAAAATCACAAACTTCAATCCAAATCCGGCTCCGTAATTCATAACAATTGATGCAATGAATATTGATAATGCTACTGCTGTTCGATATGACAGCGTTTTAATAATAGTTCTTAAATTACTTTCCAAAATTATTCTCCTGTTTTATTTTTGGTATTTTTGAATCCGCAGAACTAACACATCTAGGAGTTGTGCAAGTCACCGGAGTTGTAAAAAGTTTAAAATCTTGTAATGTTCCTAACGGGACGTCATAACAGCTATACGATCGTTTTACTTCATTACCTCTTATTATAACACTTTGATAACCCGAATTACAAGTCCAATTGGTAAATTCATTAAATCCAAAAGCATTAAACCTTTCAGCTTGGTCAAATAGGTATTCGTCACCTTGTGAATCGTATAACGCCACTTGATAAACTTCCTCATCATCGGTACGTTGAGGAAACCCTGTTTGCATTTTATATATCATATCCTCATTATACCCCTCTACAATTGCGGTTGCTGACGGATTGCTTTGCGGTTTCAATGTAACGTTGATGCCTCGGCTATGAAATCGTTCCATGCGGTCGTATAACTCATAAAACTTTTCAGGCACCATTACTTGATTGATTGTAACATGTACTAGTTCATACATTAACTGTAAACACTTGTCGCCAAACTCTTGCTCTTTGGCAAACTCATCGTGATAACTGGCCGTGATACTCCTGCGTTGTAGCATTTCAGTATTAGTACACCAAGTGTTCCACCACTTACTTCCTGGCGACAAATTAGTTGTCATGTGTATACTTTGATAGGGCGTTTGTACTCCGTCATCCAAGTATTTGGTTAGTTCTAGTAAATGTTTATATGCAGTAGGCTCACCTCCACTGAACGACCAGTGGAACTGGTTAAACCCATTGGCTCGTGCTTGACGCTTAATCTCGTCTACAGTAGATTTATATACTTCAAATGGTTGGTGATCCATTTGGTCACTGCGAGCATAGGGCCAACAGTAACTACAATTATAGTTACAAAACCTACCTAGGATCCAACTGGTAGAAAATAATGGTTTGGTTAACATTGTACGCTGTCCAAAACGTACAATATTCTTGAATGGAATATCTGTAAAGTTCATCGCGTATATTTAACCGCTATATTACTAGCCAAAAAATTATGAGGTCACCAAAAGCATTTGACTTTAATCCAAAATGGCTATATAATTACATGGTAGATGTGAGTGGAATCTGGTAGACCTCCAGCTTGCTGGGAACAGGGCTAGGCTATTAGCTGCCTTTGTAGGTTCGAATCCTACCATCTACACCATTTTTAATTACACACAGAAAGAGGCACATATGAAAAAGGCACTGATAGTATTGTTAATGTTTGTGGGAACAGTTCAGGCTAGCGAACAGTTTTCTACAAATTCTAATGTTGTTACAACTAGTACCATCAAGTGGATACAAGTTGACAATGTATTCGAAGCTTGCGATACTGAAAGTAAAAATCGTGGCAACGGCGGTTTTGCAAGATTAGGTTCAGGCCAAAAGATGGACGGTTGTTCTTTTTGGTCTAACACTACTCCAAACAAAACTAATATGTGTACTATTATCACAGCAAAGACTACAGACCACGATACAGTAGGTCACGAAGTCCGGCATTGTTTCCAAGGCAATTTCCATAAATGAAAAAAATAGCATCAAGTCCAGAACGACATACCTTTCAAAAAGAAGGGTATGTTAAACGCTGTGAGGAAGAGGGTAAACTTCCTAATCCTGAATATGTTGCTATGTATAAATCTTGGCGAGAACAGGAAGCAGAACAACTAAAAGATCCAGAATGGCAACAGGATAATATGGAGTATGACCTCCGTAGTACCAAATGGATTTGCGATAAAGTCAAGACCAGTGATAACTATGCTCAAAACTTGTATGCCGCAATGTGCAATCAGGAATGGCGCAAACGAGATCTATGGCCAGAAATGAAAGAAGAAAATTGGAGTTGCAGTTGGCGTAGTGCCGGTGGCATTGTTGCAAACATGCGAGAACAAGGTGACTACATCGATTGGTATTGTAGCGGTATTGGCAATCCAGAATTAGGCAATGGTTTAGATGGAACTGTGCCGGATGTCTCTGATGGTCGTACCTATGTTCCAGAAGGTCAAGTAACTGAAGAAATTGAATTAGATTTAAATCGATTGGGATGGAGACCAGTTCCTTATAAAGACGAAGAACTATAAAGTAAATACTATTATGGAAAAACTAACATTTTTAGCAGAAGAAATTTTTGAAGATATTCCTGGAGACCCGGATAATGTCATGATGAAAATTCCACCGGAGATTTGCGAAGCACAAGGATGGGTTGAAGGTACTACACTGAATATTCAGGTGGAAAATGGAAAAATGATCATTAGCAAAGCATGAGTAAAGACGACTTACTTGAATTAACTGGACAGGTTACTGAAGTATTGCCTGGTAACATGTACAGAGTACAGTTGGACGATAATCAACATATCATATTGGCTTATCTAGGTGGCAGATTAAAACAACACAAAATTAAAATTATTTTAGGCGATAAAGTCCGAGTGGAAGTAAGCACTTATGATTTATCAAAAGGTCGCGTAACGTATAGGTTATAAAATGAATGCCGTAATGGAAACTGTCAGTGCTGTTTGCAATCAAGTTAGACGCAAAAGTAAACTCGGTTCCAGTTTCCAAAATCTAGTAGTATCTCTTCGTAGAGAATTTAGGTTGGCAAAATTTAATTTAAAAATTAAATCCACTAGAGATAAAGTACTAGGGCCCGAAGAATTTTATGTTAACGCATATTATGATGCCGAAGAAGATCAAAATAACGAAACACCTATAGAAGTAGTTGTGCATCATAATTTTGATAATACAGTTATTTGGGATACTACACAAACTACAGAATTCTTAATTCAAATTTTTGACGCCACTATACATGAATTCAAACACCAACGACAAAGCGTAAAACGAAAATATGTAATCTATTCAGACTACGTTAAAAAACCCTACAAAGATTATTTAGAAGAAGACGACGAAATTGATGCTTATGCATTTAGCATAGCCGTTGAACTATGTCGTGCTTTAGGAAAATATCGTGCATTACGATATATGCATAGGGTATCTTCTCTAGCCAAATTAAAGTTTAATGGCAAATTCGTTAGTCCGTGTTTGGCTTCTTATTTTGGACAGTTTGGAGATTTAACCAATCCTGTAATCAAACGGCTAACCAAAAAGGTCTATGTACGCCTGCAAAAGATTGACACAGATGCCGTCTTCGTGTAAAATACAAAGTATATTAACTCACATACAGAGAGCAAAATGGCTAACAAAGAGTTTCCAACCCAACAAGTTCTAGAGCTGGCTTGTGCGGCACAACGAGTAAACGGTGCTTATATCAAGGAAGCACAGGCTGTTTACTCGGACGACAATATCTACATGTATTCCAAACAGACCAATAAATTAATGATGTTGTGTACACTCGATCCTGCCATTTGGACTGCCGATCCTAAAGAAGCACCAATGCCTTTAAAGGTACTTGCCGAAGATACTGCTCTAGCAGAAGAAATCAAAAAACATTTTCGAAAATTCTTGTTCAGTGCTATCGAAGGTGAGAATGATTTTCAAACTAATATAAACACAATACTGTCGGGCGATACAGTTAAACAAAATCAATTTGGTTATGTGGCTTGCTTGCCCAGTGTATATGTAAGAGACATTGCTCAATCTAAAGTTAAGAAGGCCGCACGGTCAGTTGAAGAAGGTTACTTGTCAGATATTGGTAGTAATCTTAAAGACTTGGATGCAGAAATAATTTCCTCAATCAAGTCAAAAAACTTTGAAGGTTACAATATAGATGCTATAATCAACAGTAAGATGTGCTCTTGGCTAAACAAAACTAACTTGCAGTTGGGTGCATGTATTATTGTCAAAGCCAAAGTTAAAGATCA